TGATCGTCATAACTTCATCAAGGCATTAGCCGCAAAGGTTAGGCAGGATGATGAGGATCGGCAGGTTTGGAAAGATAAGCAGGTTGTTGCGTATAATGCGAGGTTAGGATTAAAGCGAAGAACCAACAGACCTTATCCCGGTGCCGCAGAGGTTCCAATCCCCATTACCGATAAGTTCATCACCAAACTGAAATCTATGTTTGTGTCGGTTGCGACTCTCATGAAGAAACAGATTATTGTCAGCATTGATGATGGGGAAGTTGCTACGCCAGAAACGAAGATGTCAGCGAATAAGATTGAGCGAGCGTTAAATAATCTTATCCGCAAACGTGATTTCGGATGGGCGAAGAAAGTAACCCTCTTCGTTGATTATTTCCTTGAGAATGGCCATGCGGTATTTAAAGTCATCGAGAAATTCTACTCCAAGACCATTAACCGCACAGTTAATGTTGTGGATAACTTCTCGCCAGAAGATATTAAGTTATTGAAGAGTCTCTCGAAGAATGAGTTGCGCCAGATTCTTGCCGTCCGAGAAGAGATGGATTTGGCAGATGACGATGATGTGAAGGAGATTGATAAGGCGATTGCCCAGTTCAAGGCGGGCAAGAAAGTATTAACTTTCACGAAGAAAGACATTCATTCCGAGCCGACAGTTATTCCCGAGCGTGGAATTCGCATTATTGTTCCCTCCAGCGGAACGGAAGTTCAACGACTCCCCCGAATCTGTCATGATATGTGGCAGAGCATTCACGAATTGCGTGTGAAAGCGGAAAAAGGAATCTACGATAAGAAGGTGGTCAAAGCCCTTGATGACGATGATGGGACGAGCGATGATGAGTTAACCAACATTTCTTGGGCAGTTTCAGAGGGGATCTCCACACTCAACTCAAATTCCGGTCTATTCAACATCCGGGAATGCCAGACTTGGTATAAGAAAGAGAAGTGGGTATTCTCTTGGATTGAAGAGGGTGGAGAATCGAGCAAGAACGAAAATAGTGATGGCGTGAAAGACATTCGAGTTCTCCAAGAGTTAAAGCTCCCATATGACCACGGAATGTGGACTTATGTGAAGCATGATTATGAGTTGAAGAATACGAGATGGTATTCTAGCCGTGGCGTTCCAGAGAAGATTAGGGGTCTTCACCAAACCATCGAGAAGATGTACAATGCGAGACTTATTAGAGATGAGCTGAATAACGCTCCCATGTGGCGTGTGTCCAAGCAACTAGGACTCTCTGGAGATGAGATCAGGATGCGTCCCGGTCAGGTCATCCAAGGGGAATCTGGCGAGATTGAGATGCTCAACAAGGGGATCACCACTGATGTATCCTCCGAGCGTCTTGAACAGCAGGCGAAGGCATATGCAGAGGAATATCTCAGCATCACTGACTTCTCATCTCGGTCTGCGGTAAATCAAGGATCAGCCAGAACCGCCACGGAAATGCAGTTGATCAATCAGAATAGTACCCGTCAAGTGAACATGGATATTGCGCTATTCCTTGATACGCTTTCCGAAGTCGCCAACCACATGTATCTCATTGCGAAGCAGGCCGTCCAAAAACCCACGAAGATTGGCGGGGTGATTTTAACCCCCGAAGATTTCCTCGTAAAGGTAGTGGTTAGTTGGTCAGGATCTCTAGATGCAACAGATTATAATTTGCAGATTCAGCGAGCAGTTGAACGAATGGCCCTCGCCATGCAGTACGGGCAACCAGTCGGAATCGTCACCCCCGACAACATCTTCAACATGCTATCAGACATCTATGATAAAGATCCAGACGTTGAGGTATCCTCCAAATTCATTACTGCCCCGCAATCGGCGAGTATGTCCCAACTCTCGCAACAGCAGGAAGAAATCGTCCGAATGCTCAACGGATTCGACGTTCCAATCTCCCCTGATGACGACGATAACATCCATCTTCAAGTCATTGAGGAGTGGTCAAACACCCCGCAGGGCGCACAGGCAATGCAGAGTGAGGGCATTTCCGCACTCATTGAAAAACACGCAAACATTCACATTCAATCGGAGCAAATGAAAAATGGAATCCAAGCGCAAAACTCGCAAGGTTCGCAAGGTAAACTCGGCGACCCTCGTTCCCAAAAAATTGCATCGCAAAGGTAAGAAGGAAAAACCTTCTGAATATGCAAAGCCAACGAATGAAGATGCTCTCATTCTACACAATGGGAATTTAGTTGAGGAGTTATTCTCAACAATCCCGTGGACTGAAATTGCGTTCCCACTTCTCTTAGAATCCATTGCAGGCGTTTCTGGACGCTTCACTAACGGCCGATTCTTCAAGGGTGAGTTCACCCGCACGAAAGATAATCACGCTTGGTTATCCGGCTATCAATGCGCCCTAGAAGAGTTCTACAATAACCTCGTCGCCTTCGTTGAGCTTAGAGATAAGAAGAGTGAGGATCGCAGAGAAGCGGAATTGGAAAGCCGAGCAGATTTCTACAACCCATTCATGGAGGATGTATATGGCGAAGAAGAACAGTAAGAAAGCTAGACCATTCATTAAGAACGAGCAGGTCACCTACAAGGACTGCCGCCTTGACATTGATTATACCAAGCCCTGTCGAGTTCGTGACATGCGCAAGGATGCCATTGAGAATGGTTCCCATAACGCAGATAAATTCTTTGGAAAGAAATTCAAAGGAGATATTGATTTTGGAGGAGATAAATGAGTAGAGAATCGCAGGAGTACGAGTTCGCTCGACAGATCATAAAGAAAGAGGCGAAACGCCCAAACGCTTATTCCAATAACAGGAAAGACGCAATGATTGAGAGAGTCGCCAGAGATTTCGGCGATAAGGGACTAAAAGAATTTGTGAAAGAATTCAAGAAAGAACTGCGCCCAAAATGATACCCAAAAAACTTCTCGATGAAATAAACGTCTGGATCAACGAAAAGAAATACGGGAATCTCCAGATTAACTTTGCGAGTGGAAAGATCGTGAATGTAAACCGATCCGAATCCCTCAAGGTTGAGTGTTTAGGAAATCTTGAGAAAGCAACAGTCTTTGTAAACTCTGATACTGTAATTGACTAGCGGTGTTAGACTAGATATAGAAATAGTCATTTTAAACAATGAGACTCCTAAAGTCTTAAAACCTAGCGATATGGTTTCTTGAGTTCACCTAAACTCTTGGGAGAAGTATGACAGAAGAAAAGGTTACTGAAGTACCTGTGGATCAAACCCCCGAAACTACTGACGATGAATCGCTCATTGATAATCGTCGAGCAGAGCTAGAGAATATCGTAATTGCCGATAATGAAGTCGTTCCTGAAAAGGTGGATACTGATGAATCCGTTCCTGACGAGGTTGAAGAAACAGAAGTAAAACCCGAGGAAGAGAAAACAGAAATAGAATCCACTGACCCTGTTGATAGGATCAAGAAGGCCGTTCAGAAACGAATTGATAAGGTAGTTGCTCAAAAGAAATCTGCCGAAGAGGAATTATCAGAAGCTCGGGCTGAGATTGCAAGACTTAAACAGAGTAAGCCAGAAGTTCCAGATAGCAGTCCCGCAACTCCTCCAACCCTTGAACAGGTTGAAGCATACATAATTCAGATGAGGGAAGAAGGCAACACGAAAGAAGAGATTGCCGCAACACGTTATCTGATTAAGTTGGAGAAGGATACTGCGATAGAGGAATTTCGACAAGAACAAGTCAAAGCTCAAACTCAGACCAAAGAGGTGAATGATAAGCAACTCTCGGAGTGGACGGAACTTTGCAGGGATTACGCATCCTACACAAGCGAAGGCAAGCCCGACCCCACATCAGAACTTGATTTGAACAACCAAAAAGGTCTTCTCTACACAACGGCGTTAAGTCTTTACAATGATAAGGAATTACACGCCGATTACTACAATAACCCGAATGTTATTCACGGGTTTCGTAGAGCAGTTGCAGACGCATACAGGGAGATTCATCAACAAGGATTAGTTAGTAACACTCCCAAGGAGAATACGGTGCTACGAGAGAAAAGAACTCCAAAACTGTCATTGGCTGATCCAGATGCCGAAGTTGCAGAGGACTCAACTCAAAGCAGTTCTGCAAACTCCCTCTCAGATGCCGACAGGGTAAGAGAAGAAATCAAAGCAAGGAACAAGAATCGGTATTTCCGAAAAGTTCCATCAAAATAAGAGGTAATATATGGGACAGCAAGTATTCGCTACAAACTCGCTTGGCGGGTTTTTCACGAATAACCAACTGTCTGCTAAAGTTCGTTATTTGTCTCAGACAATGCAGAAATTCCGTCAGTTTACTGACATCGAATCTGCGGCTGGGCAAAACCGTGGTAATAAGGTGTTCTTCGATAAGATCTCGAACATCTCAACTGCGGGCGGAACACTAGCAGAAACTAGCACCATTCCGAAAAATAACTATACGATCACGCAGGGAACTCTGACGATGACTGAGTATGGGAACAGCGTTCCTTATACACAGAAACTGAAGACTCTCTCGGATATTATGGTGCCGGAAACAATTAGAACTGTTCTGACAAACGATATGAAAGTTGTGCTTGATTCGGCCGTTGCGTCGATTTTCAAGTCATCTGATTATGTCGCTACGATCACGAACACTGCAACCACGACTTTTGGATCTGCTGGGGCGGCACTCGCCACGGCTGGTGCAAATATGTCGGATAAGAACGTGCGTGACATTATCGACAAGATGAAGACGGTGAACATGCCTCGTCGAGACGGTGACAAGTATTGTTGTATCGCATCAACGAATAGTATTCGTGGACTTTACGACTTCTTTGAAGCTAAAGCCGATCAGACCACAATGGAACCGCTTTATCGTGGGGAAGTTGGAAGTTATTACGGCTGTCGTTTCATTGAGGAGACGAATTTCCTGAGTAATGTTGATGGTAGTGGAAGTGTGTTCGGAGAAGCAGTTTTCTTCGGAGCAGATGCGGTTAGAGAAGGTATTGCAATTCCTGAAGAAATTCGGGTTGGCATTCCTACCGACTTTGGCCGTGATCAGGGAATCGCATGGTATGCGCTCCTTGGTTTCGCAAAAACTTGGGATTTCACGGATGATGGTGAATCTCACATAATCGTAGTAGACTCACTCTAAGAAAGGGGTGGTAAGATGAGTAGATCATATTCTGACCCTTCTTATGGGTCGAAAAAAGTGGTTCGTACGGCAGAAACTGCGTCACTCGCAGGAACTGGC